GTATTAATTTCTTGATCTGCAACAAACGCAGCCTTGTATTGATAATCTGCAAGAATAACGACAGCTTGTGGTATAGATGTTGGCTTTAAGATGTCGTATAATGTATCATATAGTTTACGAAACAAGGTGGTATTATCTATTTCATGTGATGCAACCCATTTACGAATTGCACCAAAATCTTTAGCAGCAATACTTTTGGAAAGTTCATCAATTGATACATCAGCGATTTGTGAAAGAATACCTATGTCAATTTTACCAAACTGTGAGTAACGCTGAAGTTCATTTAGAACACGGCGAAAATCTGGGAAATGTTTTTTGATTAACTCAGCAAGAACCTTATCATCAGCGCCAACGAATTCACTTTGCAAAATTAACTGAATTCGTTTAAAGAAAGCGGAAGCCATCTTGGCCTTCTCACCATTCTTGAGGCCAAAGTCAATAACAGCACAACGGCTGTGTAACGGTTCTATAATGCGATTTTTATAATTGCAAGTAAAAATGAAAGAGCAATTACTTGCAAACTCTTCTATCGCATTACGAAGAGCTGGTTGAGTTGAGTTTGGATTTAGATAATCTGCTTCATCAATGATGATGACTTTTCTGCCGCCAGTAAGCGACATTGAAGAAGCATAATTCTTAATTTTATTTCTAAAAGTATCAATGCCACTTTCATCAGAACCATTGATTACCATAAAGTCGCAACCGATTTCGTTGCACATCGCTTTCGCTACGGTTGTTTTGCCAACACCGGCGCCGCCACTTAGCAAGAGATTTGGTATTTCTTTCTGATTCACATACTCCTGAAATGGTTTTTTCAGGCGGTCTGGTAGAATACAATCTTCGACTGTTTGTGGCCGATACTTCTCGGTCCAAAGTAGATGTTCCATAATATAAATCTTTCACAGAGTAAATCATAATTAAGATACTTTTTCAAACTTTGAGCCTTGCTCAGTTGTAATCCAATATTGAAGTGGCAAGTTCTTGTTTTTAAAATGTGAAATACCCCTTGAAGAAATAAATACTTCATATGTACCAGATAACACTTTTGTAATGTTTTCTGTTTTAAAAACCATTCTGTATTTGTTACCATTTCCTTCAGCAATTTCAAGTGCATCGGTGTGAGCAGAATCATTTTGTAAATCAAGTGTAACAATGCTAATTTTTTTACCATCAGATTCAATGGCTACTTGAGGTGATGCAAGAACACCAGCTGCTCGCATAACCCATTCAAAATCTTCTGCTGTAAGATTAAATTTAATTTCTGCATCAGGCATTGTCAATGACTTCTCAGGTGGTGTGACAATCATATTTGCAGGTGTAAAACGATATTTAATTTTAGAACGACCTTTATTACCAATAATGGTAACTTGTTTATCATCAAATTCAAATGATGGGTCATCTTTGTGTAGTGAAATAACCGACAGAAAATTATTTAAATCATAGATGCCAAACTCAGCAGGAATATCTTCTTTGATGTCAACTTCAGCAAGAATATTCTTGTGTGAAGATACCGTTTTTAAAGTTTTACCTTTTTTAAATAAAATACCTTGATTAATTGTACCAAAGTTTTTAAGAACCGAAATGGTTTCGTTTGATAATTTCATTTATACCTCTCATAATTAAGTTTTATCAACAATTACAGGCGACCTGTGTATTGTGCAACAGCTGGCATATTACCAGTAAATGCGTAAGTACCAATGTGTTGTGTTTTCATCCAAGGGCATAAAAAGATTTGACCACCAATTTTACGCCACATTTGACAGAACATATAATCTTCACTTAGATACCGATCAGAGCCGCCACCTGTAATGGAATCTTTTGAATCAATTACCGTATCAAAGAAAGCATGAATATATCGAGTGCCATCAAAATTAGCTTGGCCCACATGGTCAGGTTTGTAGTGAATCATTGGATAAGCATCTTTCATCTTATCAAATACATGGCGTTTAACCATCATAAAACCTGTACCAATTTCAAGCACTTCTAATGGATTTGTCACTTCAAAAGATGATGTGCCTTTGACAACATTGAAAACATATTCACCAACAAGAGTTTCTAATTCTTTTGGATCAAGATTTGGATGATTTCGTGCTGCTTGAGCTACATTACTCCAGTTGATTGATTTCTTAGGATATGGGCCGCCAATTACATCTTTATCTAATGCAAGACAAGCAATTACATCTTGAGGATTGTAATGAATGTCGCTATCAATAAAAAGTAAATGAGTAAAACCTTCAGCCCGAAGAAACTCATCAACAAGGTAGTTGCGAGCTCGTGTGATAAGTGATTCGTTAAAGAGAAAAGAGAACTTTGTTTCTACACCATATTTGGACATGGTGGTTTGTAAATCTAAGCATGATTTAATGTATAACCCATGAGCCATGCCGCCATACATGGGTGTTGCCACAAACAATTTATTTTTTTTCAAATCATCTAATTTAACTTGTATTTCCATGACAACTCCATAAACGAAAAAGAGGAAGTAACACCTATATGTATCACTTCCTCTCGACTTTTCCTAAACTATTTTAGGCAAAAGCGCGCTCACCTTGAGCACGAATAGCGGCAATGCCCTCAGCGACCATGCGCTTTGTCGGGCTACCAAGGCGATAAAATGCAACTTTGTCACCATTTGAATTGACACGAGTGTTCAGATAAATTGCATGACCTTCGTTGCGCAGCTCATTGATGGTTGCGGAAGGATTAGCAATACCAAAAACGGATTGCATCTTGTTGGCAGTAAGTGTGTTAAACTCGCTGTCTTTTGATAGATAGGCGAGGACACGGGCTTTAGCGGATTTGCTCATTACAAATAACTCCATAAATTGGTCTCACTAGGTAAAGATATTGAGTGGAGACCGTTCACTCAATAATAGTATTGTATCATAGGATGAACCACCATGTCAAGCTATATTACGGCAAATGTTACAAAAAAAGGCCTGTGTTGCCACAGGCCCAAGTGCCGAACTACAATTTTTAGAAAGGTTGATTTGAATCATCCTCAGGTTTTGCTTCTTCGACCACAGGTTCAGGTTGTGGTGCCAGAATTTCTTCGGCAGAAGCACCTGCATCAACTTTGGTATACAGGTCAACAAACGATGCCTTAGTGTCATCATCAAAGCGATTCAAACACAAAGTAATTGCCTTCATCTTGTCACCAAAGATGCCGTATGTTTCAACGATATGCACAAGGCGCCGAGTAGAAATCACTTCATCGCAACCGCCATCGGCGAATGTTTTACGAATTACATCAGCCCAAGTAACAAGTTTTTCGGCGAAATCATTGTCAGCTTTACCAACAGTTGCCAATTCTTTTTCAATAATTTTACGCTCTGTTTTTACAGGCGGAAACTCCTGTTCCATTGTGGTACGAAAACGCTCAAGAAATGCTTCGTTCAGAACATTGGTAAACATATAACGACCATCATCTGAACCTTTACCTTTTGTGTTAGCAGTAGCAAACACGGTGAAGCCAGGTGTAGGTGAAATCAATTCGCCTTTCTTCTTTAGCATAAACGGTTTGCCTTCTAGCACTCGTTGTAAAGAGGAAAGATTCTGAGCACCATAATCAATCTCATCGATACACAAAACGGCGCCTTGCCTTGCAGCAGTGGTCACAGGACCATCACGCCATTCCATATTGCCATCAATCAACACATAGTTACCAAGCAAATCACTTTCATCAGTTTCAGGTGTCATTGATACGCAAACAAACTTGCGTTTTGCCTTAGCGCAGGCTTGTTCAATTGACATGGTCTTACCGTTACCAGAATGACCAGAAATAAAAACAGGAAAGAAACGCATTGATGAAACAATTGATAATACATCTTCAAAGTTACCAAACGGCACATAATTTTTATATGTGGTAGGCACCAGATTTGTTTCATCTAGGTCGGTCGTAACATTACTGATACGATGATTTGATTTTTCAACAGGTTTAACCATAGGAATCACTTGTGCTTGTAGAGCAGGCATTGTATTTACATTGGCGCCAGGCACAAGATATTGACCACGACCAACTTTATTTGATTCTTCTTTAGTGAAGAATTGGGTTGATTTAAGACCTAACTTGGTAGCAATAGCTTTAATTTCAGATTTACTGATTGTTTGTTTGCCAGTAGCGACAAGGGCATCAACAAACTTTTGTTTCATTTCGGCACGACTAAACATTATGTAGAACTCCTATCAAAGAAAAATAATTATAACATATAAACAACAATTTATGCGGCAATACCTTGGATAAACCGAGATACCAACACACGATTTACTGCCCGTTTTTTATTGTATTTGGCAAAGGCAGTTGCCAATTTACGAGCAGAAAATTTGCCTTCTACTTCAATACCGTTTTCATCATCTGTGGTCAATTCTTCACCACCAGAAATAAGGAAGAAACTTTCATAACCAGGTGTTTTACTTACCACAAACTTTTCATCTTTAAACTCTTTCAATAATTTTTTGTAGTAATCGTTTGCAGCATCACCACCAATTTCTGATTCAATCTGCCAAAATGATTTACCTTCGTTATTGATATACCGATTTTTCATGGCGTATTTTGTTTCATTACGACCAGCAACAATAAAAAAACCAAAAATACGAGCACCGGTTGTTTTGTTAAACCATTTCATAATGTTGATCGGTATGCTTTCAGTAAAACCGCCTTCATATGCATGAAGTTTGGCTTCAAATTTAATTTGACGATCACGCATTACAAAAACACGGTTGTTATCATAATAGGATATAGTTTTACTTTTTTCCAATGTATTTGTTTCACGATTTATTTTTTCACCGGTAATCCAAAAATGATTCAAGCCGTCAGCATCACCATCATGCACAACAACCAAGCTACAAATATCCAAATTGTGATTGCGTTTAAAATCTTTCATAATCTCAGCACTTGCAACAATCGCCTGAATCATTGGTGTATTATTCAATTGTTCAGATTCAGGTCTTGGTGCCCAGCGATAACTGGTCTCTTTGTAAGAATTCATAAGCAGACACATATTCTTTAGTGCTGCGGTAAATTCAACATTTGACATTTTAGAATTAAGATACTCACGCAAATGAACATTATCAAATTTCATTTCACCAACATTTTGCGAAAATGAAAGATGTTTGTCTGTATACACATATTCACCTTTAAACTCTTTACTTGTTTCACCCCATTCAGTAGTTTTTTGGCCAAGATCCATGCCACGAACATTCACCGATTCTGTAAAACCATATACAGTAAATGGAATGTTTACTTTGCGGCAGAACATTGCCAACACAAGAATTTGCTCAATAGAACCAGGCATATTTTTTGACATAGAACCCGAGCGATCAAGCAATAATACAAGACCATGGTTCTTACCTTTTGGCACCATCATCACTTTACGGAAAATATTGTCATCAAATTTATATGTTGACAGTTTATTGATATCAATATCACCAGTATCAGACAGTTTAGATTTACTGAAGGACTTGGCAGCTTTACGCATTTCAAATTCTTTGGCAAGCAAACTTACATACCGTTCATTACGGCGTTTGAATTCATTGAGTAGTTCGGTGCCTTTACCTGCTTCAATAACTTTTTCTCGCACAAACTTATTATATGATTTTGTCATCAACTCCTGCACTCGCTTGGCAGGTGTAATAATGTTTTGTAAATTTGGTTTAGGAATATCCACATAAACAAATTCTTTACACTTGTCATCTAGCAATTGTGTTTCATTACGGCGATAGTTTTCATCCGTCTCACAAGTAGGATCAAATTGATCTTTATTGCCAGGGTGTGATTCTTTTTCATGTTGAATAGATTTGCCAGATTCCATTTCTGTATCTGACCTTTCCTCATCACTTCCTTGGCTGCGTTGTGATTTTGTTTCGCCTTCTTCAAATTTATCGTCATCGGCTTCACCTTCACCGCTACCATCTACATCGTCTTGGTCATCGTCAAAGTCAACATCTTCACCTTCATAATCTTCTTCATCATATTCGCCAGCTCCATCTTCGGCCATTTGCTTCATTATTTCATCATAATACTGAAGCGCCATTTCATGCTGTTCATCTTTTGAATACTGATAAATTTTGTTTGTGATACGAAGCACATCATCCCAAGTTTCAGCAGCTTGTACTTCTTTGATAAGCAGTTCTTCTTGAGCCGTGAAACGGATCCATGTAGAAGTCCATTGTGACTTGCTAAAAAGGTTCAGGCGGTCAATGAAAGGCATTTCATTTACATCACGACCTTTAATGCCAAAAAAGTCACGCATATTTAATTCTTGATATGCCAGTTTAAAGCTGGTATTCAAACCAGGATATTTGCGTTTAACTTTTTTCTCAATACGAGCATCTTCAACGACATTTAAAAAGTTTTTATAATTTTTGTTTTTATCGGTATCGCTGACGGCATCATGCCAACCTTCGGCAGGAGTATAGAGAGCATGACCGACTTCGTGGCCAACCAACAGGTCATAGATAATGCCTGTCATATTTTGCCAGATAGGAAGATATAAAATACGATTTTTAGGATCAAATTTAGCAGTGCTAAGCTTCTGATGCTGAACCGTAAGATTTTCGGTTGCCAGAAGTTTTGCTAGTTGTGATTTTTGTTCGGCAGTAAAAGACATAGTACCCTCATTCATTATTATTTAACCATTATATCACCATTTGATAGATTTGTAAACCACTTTGTTGTTTTTTTACAACACTATCTGGCGTGTATTT